AGGAAATTAAAACAATTGTTCATATGGGAGACGCCTTTGATAGTCGTAAAGGTATTGATTTTTCTGCCCTATCTTGGGCTAAAGACAATATTTTTGATCCCATAAAGAAAAGAGGTATCAAGTTACATTTAATTGTTGGCAATCATGATAGTTACTATAAAAACACTAATGAAGTGAATGCTGTTGATTTATTGCTTCGTGAGTATGACAATGTAACTGTATATTCTGAACCAATAGAAGTTAAACTTGATAAATTGAATGTTCTTTTTATACCTTGGATCAACCAAGAAAATGAAGAGAATACTCTCAAGATGATTCAAAAGTCATCATCCAAATGTGCGATGGGACACCTTGAACTCCAGGGATTTAGGGTTAATAGCCAAATCATCATGGAGCATGGTTTGGATGGCAAACTATTTGATAAGTTTACTAGGGTCTACTCGGGACACTATCACACTCGATCAAATAATGGGACAGTTTTCTATCTAGGAAATCCTTATGAGATGTTCTGGAACGATGTAAATGACACTCGTGGATTTCACATTTTTGATACAGAAACAATAAATCACGAACCTGTTAATAATCCTTATCGTTTGTTTTATAATATTTACTATGAGGACACAAACTATCAGACTTTTAATACTCGCGAGTATGAAAATAAAATTGTAAGAATTATCGTTCGTAAGAAATCAGATACTAAAAAATTTGAGAAGTTTGTTGATAAACTTTATGGTTCAGGCATTGCTGAACTTAAGATTGTTGAAAACTTCCAGATTCAAGAGTCTGAAGACTTTGAAGCATTTGAATCAGAAGACACTCTTTCAATCTTGAATAGATATATTGAGGAGGCAGAAATTGACCTTGATAAATCAATTGTTCAAAAAATGATTTATGAGGTATATCAAGAAGCTTGTGAAATAGTCTAAGATGTTTATTCTAACAATAAATGGCAAAGAAACAGAAGGAGCATACTCTGTAACTGACGACGACGGAGAACAAATTCTCTATTTGTTTGAAGAAGAGGATGATGCTGTAAGATATTCTATGATGTTAGAGGAAGATGGAAACCCTGAAATGCATATAATTGAGATCGAAGATGATGTAATGATCAAGACGTGCGAAATACATGATTATCGATATACCATTATCACTCCCAATGATATTGTGATTCCTCCTAAAGAACATGATTTTATTTAAAACCATCAAGTGGAAAAATTTTCTTTCTACTGGCCAGCATGAAACTGAAATTAATTTCCAACAAAGCTCAACTACTTTGATTATCGGTACAAATGGTGCTGGTAAGAGCACTGTATTGGACGCCCTTACATTTTCTTTATTTGGAAAACCTTTTCGTAAAATCAATAAACCTCAACTTGTCAATTCTGTAAATGAAAAGGATTGTAAAGTTGAGGTTGAGTTTTCTATCGGAGATACAAACTGGAAAGTTGTTCGTGGAATTAAACCAGCAATCTTTGAGATCTGGAGAAATGGTTCTGCTCTTGATCAGTCTGCCGCAGCACTTGACCAGCAGAAATGGTTAGAGCAAAATGTTCTTAAGATGAATTATAAGTCTTTTACTCAAATTGTGATTCTGGGTAGCAGCACCTTTGTTCCTTTCATGCAACTTTCTGCTGCTAATCGCAGAGAAGTTATCGAAGACTTGCTTGACATTAAGATTTTTTCATCTATGAATAATTTGATTAAAGAAAAGATTCGAGCAATCAAAGAAGACATCAAAGTTTATGAACTCAAAAAAGAGTCTTTACTTGATAAAGTGAAGATGCAAGAGGAGTTTATTGAAGAACTTGAGAATATGGGGAAAGATAATATTAATAACAATAATCGGAAAATTTCCGATTTGGATAAAGAAATTGAACAATACATGGGTGAGAATAGTTCTTTAGAAGAACCTCTTCGTAAACTCATTCGTGAGCAAGATGCAATCACTGGATACGCAGAGAAACTCCGTAAGTTAGGAAATCTTAAAGGAAAGATTTCTCAGAAAGTGTCTACTATCACTAAAGAACATAAATTCTTTAGTGAAAATACGGTATGCCCTACCTGTACACAGTCAATTGAGGAGTCCTTCAGAATAAATAGAGTTAAGGACGCTCAAAATAAAGCAAAAGAGTTGCAATCTGGTTATAAAGAACTAGAAGAGGCAATTAAAGAGGAAGAGGAGCGAGAGCGTCAATTTATCGCTCTATCGAAGGAGATTTCAAATCTAACTAATGACATTTCTCAAAACAATATTAAGATTAATGGATTGCGAAAGCAAATCAGAAATCTTGAACAGGAAATTCAAGTTCTTACCGAGAACCTTGCAAACCGAAATTCTGAACATGAGAAATTAGAATCCTTCAAGGAAAATTTAAAAACTACATACAACGAACTTGCTTCTAGAAAAGACTCAATTAACTATTACGACTTTTCGTATAGTTTGTTAAAAGACGGTGGAGTAAAATCCAAAATCATTAAGAAGTATTTGCCACTTATCAATCAGCAAGTTAATCGTTACTTGCAAATGATGGACTTTTATATTAACTTTATTCTTGATGAAGAGTTTAACGAAACCGTCCAGTCACCTATTCATGAGGATTTTTCTTATGCTTCTTTTAGTGAAGGTGAAAAAATGAGAATTGACTTATCACTTCTCTTTACTTGGAGAGAAGTTGCAAGAATGAAAAATTCTGTGAATACAAACCTTTTGATTATGGACGAAGTGTTTGATAGTTCACTTGATGGATTTGGGACAGAAGAGTTTCTTAAGATTATCCGTTATGTAATTAAAGATGCTAATGTATTTGTTATCTCTCATAAAACTGGATTGGAGGACAAATTTGAATCTGTCCTACGTTTTGAGAAAGTCAAAGGTTTTTCACGTATGGTGGTCTGAAGCACCAAAGAACAATGAACACTCCAAACTGGCAACACCATTCCAAGAAGGAACAGAAACGAAAACTTAAACCGCAAGCACTAAGGCAAGCGAAAGCGCGACTTGCCCAGTTTAAAAAGCGTCACATGGGTCGTCCGAAGGGCGACCTTTCGTCGTATTATGGGTTCATACGAAACGAAACAAATGACTGTCCGCCACGAAATCAAATCTCAACTTGCCAAACTGCTTGCTACTGAGGATTTGGTGGTGGAGCACAAGAAGGTCTCTACTGCTTGCTTCAATGTTCATACTCGTGTGTTGACTTTACCTCTGTGGGAAAAGGCAAGTAATACCGTGTATGATTTGCTTGTTGGGCATGAAGTTGGTCACGCTCTCTTCACTCCCGATGAGGATTGGACTGATAATGTAAAAGTCCCATCTCAATTTGTGAACATCGTTGAGGATGCTCGCATTGAGAAACTAATGAAGCGTAAGTATGCTGGACTTGCGAAAACTTTCTTTAATGGATATAAAGAACTGAACGAGGAGGATTTTTTTCAGATTGGTGATGATGATATTTCTACTTTTAATCTTGCTGACCGTACCAATCTTTATTTCAAGATTGGAAATTTTGTAACTCTTGATTTTAATTCTGAAGAGCAAGAAATCATCAATCTGATTTCTGTTACTGAAACTTTCTCTGATGTTCTGATTGCTGCCGAAGAACTCTATAAGTATTGTAAGAAAGAAAAGGAGCAGGAACAAAAGATTGCTGACTTTGATTCTCACGAAATGAAGGGAGATTCACAGTCCCCTGCCAACGAAATTGCGGAGAGTAATGAGTCCTCTTCTGAGCAAGATGGGGAGAGTGATAACTCCCAAGAAAATTTTGGCGAAAGTGACTCCTATGGTGGTACTGTTCAAGAAGATCAAACTCCTTCAAACTCTGGCGGTGAAGAAAGTGAACCTGAAGTTCGCACTGCTGATTCTTTGGAACAAAAGATTCGTGACCTTGTAAATGATAACTCTTATGAGAATACTTATGTTGAAGTTCCTCAACTGAACCTTGATACTGTTATTGGTAACAACAACGAAGTTCACAAGGATATTGATGCATCTTTTGCTCATCAACAAAAACTCCATAATGATTATGCTAATGATAAAGGATTTGATCCAGTGAATCTTTATAAAGAATCTGACCTTGAGTTTAAGAAATTTAAGTCTTCATCGCAGAAAGAAGTAAATTATCTTGTCAAAGAATTTGAGTGTCGCAAAGCAGCAGACCAGTACGCTCGTGCATCTACTGCTCGTACTGGTGTTCTTGATACTACTCGTCTTCATACTTATAAGTATAATGAAGACCTTTTCAAAAAGGTTTCAGTAATCCCTGATGGTAAGAATCATGGTTTGGTGTTTGTGTTGGACTGGAGCGGTTCTATGTCCGATGTAATGATTGATACTTGTAAGCAACTCTTCAATCTTGTGTGGTTCTGTAAGAAGGTTTCTATTCCTTTTGAAGTGTATGCTTTCACGAATGAATGGCGTCGTGGAGAGTATGATTATGAAAATGAAAAGTATCTTGCTGCTGACCGTACTCCTCACTATCAGAAAAAGGAAGGTCTGCTAGTTGTAGATGAAACTTTTTCTATGATGAATATTCTTACCAGCAAAGTGAATGGTAAAGAACTGGAACATCAACTTCTCAACATATGGCGTCTTGCATATTGTTTCTCTCGCACATACCACTCTCCTTATACCTATTCTAACCGTATGTGCCTCTCAGGAACTCCTTTGAATGAAGCTCTGATTTCTCTTCATCAAATCCTACCCAAGTTTCAGAAAGAAAACAAACTTCAGAAGGTTCAGTGTATTGTTCTGACTGATGGTGAAGCAAACCAACTCATCTATCACAAAGAAGTTAAGCGTTCTTATCAGAAAGAACCTGTTCTTGCAACTGGTTATGTTCATCCCGATTTGGCATTCCTTCGTGATCGTAAACTAGGAACAACTTATGTCATTGGACATGGATATCATACTTTTACTGACACTCTCCTTAAGAATCTAAAGGATAAGTTTTCTTCTATTAACTTTATTGGTATTCGTATTCTTGAAAGTCGTAATGCTCATCGTTTTATTCAACTTTATCACTCTCAACTTGATAAGCAATATGAAAAAATTCAGAATGATTGGAAGAAAATTCGTAGTTTCATTATTACTAACTCTGGATATGATGCTTATTTTGGAATGTCTGCATCTACACTTTCTCAGGATTCTGAGTTTGAAGTTGCTGAAGATGCCACCAAGTCGCAAATCAAATCTGCGTTTGTCAAATCTCTGAAGACTAAGAAACTAAATAAAAAAGTATTAGGAGAATTTATTTCTTTGGTAGCATGAAGACATTTCAAGAATTTATGATAGAGTGTACATATATTCAAGAGAAGTCATTAAGTAGAGTGGTATCTACTATGAAGAAAAAGGGTACGGGTATTGTTTCTGCTTCTAGAGGAGATAATACTAAAAAGCAAAATCAACAAGCAAGTGATCAACTTGTAAGACGTGTTAAAGGTGCTGGTCTTCCTGGCCCAACAAAAGCTTCTGGTGTTTATCATGAAAAAGATCATGGTGAGCAAAAAGAGAAATCTTTTGTTGTATCTTCTGGTAAGAAAGGTAAGAGAAAATTCAAGAAAACTCTACAAAAATTAGGACAATCAGGTGGTTTAAAACATAAAAAAAATCAACCTACTGACTCTAAGAAAAAAGATCAAGATAGTGTATTGATTAAGCAGGGCAAAGGAACTGATGCAAAGGCATCTTGGTTAGGAACTTCTAGAAGATCAGACGCGGATCCTAAACTTGGCAAGAAGTATGATCAAGGTAAGATGACAACAAAGAATGCATCTGGTAAAATCAAACCAGGTGAAGGTGCTACTAGAATTGGTAAAAAAAACCTACAATTTAAGTAATTATGGAGTTTAAAAACATGAAAAAACTTTTGGTTATTGATCATGTAAATAAGACAATTGAGCAAAAGAGAGAACTAAATCCTCCTACGTTTAATGCACGTTTTAGGGATAAAGTTCGTGAACAATATCCTGATTATGAATTAAAATGAAAACTAAATTTCCATTAGAACATGTAGTAAAATACAGCACTAAAGAAGTTTGGGTGTTGTGCCAAAGTTCAATTACTACTATGGGTATTCCTGCTATGGTTGAAAGATATTATCCTGGATATAAAGGTCATTGTGCTAGTAAAGAATATTTGGAGACACTTCGGAACCAGTTGGTAAACTGACCACTGGGGTTCTAAACGGACCCCTTTTTGGTTTATAATAATGGAGTTGAAACGAAACAAACGAATGACACTCTCGTCTGATTACATCCGCACTTCTCTCCAGAACCTGTATGGTAATAGTATCACAGGTGCTGATATTCGTGCCTGGTGTTCTCTGAATGATGCTAACTATCAAACCGTTAGTAAGAAACTTGAACAGTTTAAAGTTGGTCGTGGTCGTTGGAACCTTGAAGTAACTCAACAAAAGGTAGAAGAAATCGAACGTACTTTTCAATCCCCCGCAGTGGTTCCTCCTGTAGAGCAAAATCTTATCCCCGAAAAAGATGATACCTTCGTCAAGTTTGGTAACTTTACTGATGTTAAAAAGATTATTCAGTCCCGTCTCTTTTATCCTACGTTCATTACGGGTCTTTCGGGTAATGGTAAAACGTTCTCTGTGGAGCAAGCTTGTGCTCAACTTAAGCGTGAACTGATTCGTGTAAATATTACGATTGAAACTGATGAAGATGATCTTATCGGTGGTTTTAGGCTTGTTGGTGGGAACACTGCTTGGCACAACGGACCCGTCATTGAAGCACTAGAGCGAGGAGCAATTCTTCTCCTTGATGAAATCGACTTGGCATCTAACAAGATTCTGTGCCTCCAATCTATCCTTGAAGGTAAAGGTGTCTTTCTGAAAAAGATTGGTCGTTGGGTCAAACCCGCTGCTGGGTTCAATGTGATTGCCACCGCAAACACTAAAGGTAAGGGTTCTGATGATGGACGCTTCATTGGCACCAACGTTCTCAATGAGGCGTTCCTTGAACGCTTTCCTGTGACCTTTGAGCAGTTCTATCCCAACCCTGCAACCGAGCAGAAAATCCTTGAGGGTGTTGCTTTGGACCTTGGTGTAGAAGACCGTGACTTCTGCAAACGTTTGGTTGATTGGTCGGACGTGATCCGTAAGACGTTCTACGATGGTGGTATTGAAGAAATTATTTCCACTCGTCGTTTGGTTCATATCATCCGTGCTTACTCTATTTTTAACGACAAAGCAAAAGCACTTCAAGTTTGTATCAATCGTTTTGATGATGAGACCAAGCAAGCATTTATGGAACTTTACGACAAAATTGATGTTAATTTTGAACTTCCTAAAGAAGAAAAGACTGAACTTGACCAACCAGATCTATTCTGATAGAATATGAGGAGGTAAATATGACTCCTCTTTTTGTTTTTTACTATGAAATCTATGTCCGAAAACTTTGAAAGCACCTACGAAAGTCTTCTACCAGATGGATTTTCTGCTGTTCATGCAGCGGAGAGTGTGAAATTAAATCAAGACTTTTGGGAATATGACGGAATTAGTTTGACTGGCAATCCAAACTATTCTGCCGATACTATTTCTTTTGTTGGTTCTCGCCTTCCTGGTGCAATGGGTGATGATCATATTGCATTTGCATCATCTTCCACCTTTAATTTAAATATGCCCGAAGATACAAATAAGAATGGATTCTGGAAATATGAAGAAGACAAAACTCTGAATGAGGTTGAGCAATATCTTTCTAGCACTTATCATTCACACTATACTTCCGAAACATCTAAGACTCAAACTCTTGATCTGATTGAGAGTATTGGCGACAGTGAAGCATTTACCCGCTCAAATGCTATCAAGTATCTGTCTCGCTTTGGTAAGAAAAATGGTAAATCAAAGATGGACATTTTGAAAGCAATTCACTATTGTATTCTCCTTTACCACTTTGCTGGACTTCATAAGAACACCACTTCTGACTTTCCTTATTGATAATGAAACTGAAACCTCAAACTATGAAACTCTCTGATAATACTCTTTCTGTTCTAAAGAACTTTTCATCTATTAATCAATCCATTTTATTTAAGCAAGGAAACAAACTTCGTACAATTTCTGTGATGAAGAACATTCTTGCAGAAGCAACTGTTAATGAAGATCTTCCAAAAGATTTTGGTATTTACGATCTCAACCAGTTTCTTAATGGTCTCGGTCTGCACAATAGTCCAGAACTTGATTTCCAGAATGATGGTTATGTTGTCATCAAAGAAGGTAAGTCTCGTTCTAAGTACTTTTTTGCTGACCCAAATGTGATTATTACTCCTCCAGAGAAAGAAATTGTTCTTCCCAGTGAAGATGTATGCTTTGAACTCAGTACAGAACAATTAGACAAACTTCTTAAAGCTGCTGCTGTATATCAACTTCCTGATGTCTCTGCTGTTGGTGAAGCAGGTGTTGTGAAACTGGTTGTTCGTGATAAAAAGAACGACACATCAAATGACTTTTCGATTATTGTTGGGGAAACGAACTCTGAGTTTGTTTTTAACTTCAAGGTAGAAAATATTAAGATTCTTCCTGGAACATATGAAGTCGTTGTGTCACAAAAACTTTTGTCACGATTCACTTCTAAGAATCACGATCTCTGCTATTATATTGCTCTGGAACCTGATTCGACATTTGGATGAATATTTTTGTTACAAATCAATTTCCTGCTGAAAGTGCTATTTGTCTTCCTGACAAACACATAGTTAAAATGCCACTTGAATGTTGTCAGATGTTATCCATTGTGGCATCCAAGTGGTATCACAACTATGGTCCAGTTCATAAAGCAGATGGCAATCCTTATGCAACTGAAAAAGGTGCTTTTCGTAATCATCCTTGTACTCAGTGGGCAGCAAAAACAATCGATAATGCTTATTGGTTGATTAAGTGGGGAATGAATCTTTGCGATGAATATTCCGTCCGTTACGGTAAGACTCATTCGTGCTATAATACTCTTTTGGAAGCATACTATTTGTTTCCAAAAGGAAAACTAACAAATGTAACTCCATTTGCTCGTGCTATGCCCGATGAATGGAAATATGACAATAGTATTGATACATTTGAGGCATACAAAAGATACATCGCATCCAAACCCTGGGTTGCATCCAATTATCTTCGTATGCCCGAACGCAAACCTTCTTGGGTCTAAATTATGACAAGTGATTTTCTTTTTGTGGAAAAATATCGTCCTCAAGTGATTGATGATTGTATTCTCCCCGATGATACTAAAAAAACATTTAAGGAGTTCGTTGAGAAGGGAGAGATTCCAAATCTTCTTCTTGCTGGACCTCCTGGAATTGGTAAAACAACTATTGCAAAGGCACTATGTAACGAACTGGGGGCAGATTTTTATGTCATCAACGGATCCGACGAAGGACGTTTCTTGGATACTGTACGGAACCAAGCGAAGAACTTTGCTTCGACCGTTTCACTTACGGGATCTTCTAAACACAAAGTCATCATCATCGATGAGGCTGATAACACGGGGAACGACGTTCAACTCCTTCTACGGGCAAATATTGAGGCATTTTATAACAACTGCCGATTTATCTTCACTTGCAACTACAAAAACAAAATCATTGAACCCCTCCATTCTCGATGTGCAGTCATTGACTTTACTATCAAAGGAAAGCAAAAGGCACAACTTGCAGGAGCATTCTTTAAGAGACTTCAAACAATCTTGGATCAAGAAAAAATTGAGTATGATCCAAAAGTTCTTGCAGAGTTGGTATCGAAACACTTCCCAGACTTCCGTAGAGTCCTCAATGAATGTCAAAGATATTCTACGGGAGGAAAAATTGATTCTGGGATTCTTGCATCTTTCTCAGACATCTCTGTAAATGAACTGATTAAAAATCTCAAAGATAAAAACTTTACTGAGGTACGAAAGTGGGTTATCTCTAACTTGGACAACGATGCTGCTCATCTACTTCGCAGGGTTTATGACGCTTGTTATGATTGCCTTTCACAGGCATCTATTCCTGCTGCAGTTCTTGTTATTGCTAAGTATCAGTACCAATGTGCATTTGTGGCTGATCAAGAAATTAATCTTTTAGCAGCACTTACTGAAATTATGGTTGAATGTGAATTCAAATGAACTTATTTTCGTGTTATCTAAATCTTTTTATTGAGGAACAACAAAACTATCCTATTGAAAAGATTCACTGGATTAGGATGTCCGAACACTATAAAATATCAAACAATATTGGTTTGAATCATGGTGGTGCAATTTATGGTTTTGTTTTTAATGAAACGCAACCATCACAAAATAATCTTCCTTCAGATTTTGAGGAGTGTATTTACGTAGGCAAATCTGGCAAGGGTTTTTATTATGATAGAAAAAATGGATTAAACAAAAAACCAAAAAAATCATCTTATTTGAATAAAAGACTAATTCATCATAGGGATCGTTTTAATGGCACTGCTACAGTTTCATCTGAAGAGAGTAAAAAATATTCTTTATTTGAGCATAAGTATGGATTTGGACTAGATGTAATGAATGGAACTTTAACTGGCGTTCCTTTGTGGGTTGGACTTATTCCAGTGCCTCTAAATCTACCAGAAACATTTCATGAAAATTGGTTACTGAGATACGAACGTTTTGAACTTTTTAAGTATAAAAAAAATTTTGGCAAATCGCCACTTTTGAATTTGGATGAAGATATTAGTAGAAAAGTTTCTAATTCTTTTTCAAATAATTATAAAGTAATGGATCTTACCTCATTTATGAAATAATTATGGAGAAATTGAATGTCAATTAGTCAAAAACAATTGAAAACTTGTTTGAGGTATCCTGGTGGGAAAAGTAGAGCAGTCGCTAAAATGGGCCCTTACTTTCCAGATCTTCGTGATTATAAGGAATTTCGTGAACCTTTTCTTGGTGGTGGGAGTGTTGCAATTTATATTACAAAGAAGTATCCTAGATTGAATATTTGGGTTAATGATTTGTATGAACCATTAGTGAATTTTTGGCAACAACTCCAAATCTTTGGTGATGATTTAAAAACAAATTTACTTGAGGTTAAACTATCACATAATACTCCACAACTTGCAAGAGAACTTTTTGTTTCGTCAAAGGAAAAAATAAATGATAAAATTTTGTCAAGTATCGATCGTGCTGTGGCTTTCTATGTTGTTAATAAGTGCTCTTTCTCTGGTCTTACCGAATCCTCCTCTTTTTCAGAGCAAGCATCACAAAACAATTTTAGCCGTCGCGGTATTGAGAAACTTCCAGAGTATTCAAAAATAATTGAGCACTGGCGTATAACTAACTATTCTTATGATTATCTGATGGATGGAAACAAAGGTGCTTTTGTGTATCTCGATCCTCCTTATGACATTAAGGATAACCTCTATGGGCGTAAAGGATCAATGCACAAAGGATTTGATCACGATAAATTTGCTGCTGATTGCGATGCTTGTGATATGCATCAATTAATCAGTTATAACTCAGATCAACTTGTTAAGGATCGCTTTACTAACTGGAAAACTGGTGAGTTTGATCTTACTTATACGATGAGGTCAGTTGGTGAATATATGCGAGAACAAAAAGAAAGAAAAGAACTGCTGCTATTTAATTATGGAACTGAAAGACTGGTTGAACTCAATTAATTTTACAAAGGAAGATTTATCGGAAAATATTAAAGAATACCCTCCCTACATTATCAATCGTTGTTTATCTGGACATATTGATTGTGTAATGTATGCGAATGAAATGAATATACATCACCATATTTCTAAAGATATGCAATATTCGTTTTATCTAAATACTCTTAGGAAACGGAAGAGATTTTCTCCCTGGCTCCGAAAGGATAAAGTCAAAGACTTAGAATGTGTAAAACAATACTATGGATATAGTAATGAAAAAGCATCTCAAGCACTGAAAATCCTGACACAAGAACAACTTACTTTCATTAAACAACGACTTGATATTGGAGGAACAAAATGACTACTACGGTAGAACCTACTGTCGAATGGTCGCAAGATCAGATGGTAGAAGTAATTCTTAATGAACCTGATGACTTTCTGAAAGTTCGTGAAACTTTGACTCGTATTGGAGTTGCATCAAGAAAGGAGAAAAAACTTTATCAATCTTGCCATATTCTTCATAAGCAAGGTAGATACTTTATTGTTCACTTTAAAGAATTGTTTGCCCTTGATGGTAAGCACGCAAACCTTACTGTGAACGATGTTCAGCGTCGCAACCGTATCGTCCGCCTTCTTGCTGACTGGGGACTAATTACGGTTGTTAAAGAAGATTCTGTAACCGATATTGCACCACTCAATCAAATCAAAGTTCTTGCATATAAGGACAAGGGAGATTGGATTCTTGAGCAGAAGTATAATATTGGTAAGAAAGGAAAAGCAGTAGAAACCGAATGATTTTGTTGGGGTTTTTACACCCCCTTTTTTATTCTTTCTCGTATAATTAGTAGTGGATGCCGTAAGGGTCCACAAAACACAAACTCGCTGTAAAGGAGCTACTATAATGACTAACCTTGCACGTTATACTGCT